TCGATTACTTCATCGATCCATCGACTCACTATAATATTAAACTTGTCCCGAATTTGTTTAGGAACACTCTTGAACAAATTAATGGTATAAAGTTCAGATCCACCTAAAGAATTATATGCTGGATGCTTTTCTGATGAATGTTGTGGTATAGTAAACGTATCACCCCAAAAATCAGTATATACTCTTTCAATTTCTTTTTTCATAATAAAATTAATTAATTATCGATAAAATATATGTGTATCAATCTTAGTTGTTTGATTTTTAAACTCAGCCCATCTAGGATTGGCTATATAATTTGCATGATAATATAAAGCACCATCAGTTATATCTCTTAAATACATTTGATGTGTTATATAATACTCTGCTAATGCTTTCGATTTTTCCCACGTTGGTCCTGGAAAAGGTCTATCATGTTTACCATCACAGTACCAACTAAATTGACAAGCATCTCGTTTAGGGAATCCACTATCCCAATGCCGTCCTTGATATATAACACTACAATACGTATTAGGAAAAAATGGTGAATTAACTCTATTTGTTGTAACATGAGCTACTGCTAATTGTCCTGCTGTAGACTCTACTGCTGCTTCAAAATATATATTTTTTTGCAAACACTCTAATTCTGCAGTATCGACAATATTATATATGTGAAAATTCTTTGCGGCGATTTGTCGTGTACTTAAAGGCACTGATGAAGTCGTATCTTCAGAAACCGTGGTCCTTGATGTAACCGTAGCGCGCGAAGTTGTGTGTTGTAATTTTAAAGGCAAAGCTATAAAAATTACAATGAGAAATGTGATTAATATTATTAACCGTTTCATATATTATCTCCGTATAGTTAATCATTATTATATAATAATTTAGACTACCATGATAATTCTTTTAAGGCAATAAATGTGGGAAGGCGTCTTTGACTAGTTTATACGTTAGCCCAATTACGTTTAATTTCTTGTTTTTCATTTCAATTAATAATAAGGCTTCTTGAGGTGTTACTGATTCAAGTATCTGTATAAACATTTGTTCTCTTTTAAAAGAAGTTATATTACCTGTGTATAGGTTTGTTACGTAATTAATCATACGAACTTGTCCATATATCAATTTAGAATTTTCCGAGCCCATCAATTCCTGATATGGCGGAATACCCTCTGGCAATAAAAACTTTATATCCGGATGAAAACAATATTTTAAAAATTGTTCCAATTGTCCAGATCTATGTTGCAACAACAAAGCTTTTCGTATCTTTGTTGTTTTAAAATTTGGTTTTCCTACATTACTGATATCAGCAAAGAGTTCTACAAATGAAATAGCCATAATTAAAAATCCTGTAAAAATTCAGTCATCTCTTTTAACCGATGCATTATAAAATAATTAAGCATCTTTGATCTACCAGTAAAATGTTCTCCCTTATAAGTGTCTAGTATATTTATCTCAACCGAATTTGGAACATATTCAAAATCGATTAATTGCTGATTACGCTTAAAGTTGCGATAAACTTCACCTGTTAATACATTTTCTGGATTTTGAGACCATGCATTTAAATTCTTCTTTGTGAGTTTACGTTGCCGTTGTTTAGTAATGAATGTATCATCAGGAGACAGTATATTCGGAATACCATCACTTCTATCACCCTTAATGATTAATTCGTTTTTAAATTGAGTTGGTGAATCACATTGAATAAACTTCTTTTTTAATGGAGACCATTGAGACACATTTACATAGTCGTGCAATTGCATGAAATCTTTATCGCTAGAAACTATTAAAATATTTTCATGTTTATGATAATGTTTGCAAATAATAGCAATAATATCATCAGCCTCACAACCATTCCCGTCAATAACCTTATATGGAAAATATGAGCTCAATTCTTCCTTGATACAATTTAAAGCATCAAACAGAGCAGGCCAATTGATATTTTGGGGATTAGTTTCCCTAGCTTTTTTACGATTAGCTTTGTAGTGCTTGAAAGTATCCTTTCTCCAATTATTACGACCATCACAACAAAAAATTAATTCTCCCCAATCTTCTTTGAATTTTTTATTTAACATTTTAATATTATTAAGGATCATATGCCTTAACATATTTGTTTCTTCTCCAACATTAAAATGTTTTTGAAATTGCATAAAATTTGCAATTATCATTTGATTATAATCAACTAAAATCATAACAACCTTTTTTTCCGTGTTTTTCTTATTGTTGTCAATTGTGTTATCTTCTCACACCCATCCAGACAGTCCTTTAAAAGCTTTATTATTTTATTTTTTTGTCTTTTTCCAAAATGGCTATAAGCTTCTTTTAAATCTAAATCCTGTTCTTTATTCTCAAGTTCATCTATGCGTTCTTGTAATAAAGTACATAATATTTTCGCCACAGGTTTTTTTATATCATTTACTCTAACAAAAGTATTAAATGTAAAATTAGTTTCAAAGTTATTATCAATATATAAATCAACTACGTAATCAATATCAAATATTAAGCTTTTTGCTCGTTGTTGTATACGTTCTTGTACACTAATTATCTTTTTAGGTAGCTTCTTTCGAATAAGTACTTTAGTCTTTCCAATTTCTTCTATTATTCGAAGCTTTTTTGCAAGTATATTATTATATTTAATCGACAGTCTTGGTAATCCTTTCACCTTCATACGACATAAAAAACCAATATACCGTCCAATATTTAATTGATCAGTATTGGTTATTTTTTTAATATTGGTAGTATCTACATTACTTTGTTGATAGTATTGTTCTATAAATTTTAAACTATCGACAAAATCGTATCGATCTTTATACCAATTAAAAGCATCTTCTATAAATTTGTTTAAATTTATATCTGATATATCAACAGCACCCTTTTTCCATTCTGGTTCAACTTGCTGGTTTGTCTTGGATAATATCTGTCTGTAGTTTGTTCTTGTTTGTTTCATATTGACTTTCTTGAACTTTTTCGACAAATTCTTGTTCGCTAATTTCTTGCCATTCCGCTTCAATACCTTCTTTAAAAGCGCAAATCCCTCCTCTAATATCTACACATAAATAAAATTTATATCCATCAAATGGATTTTTAATACTCAATGCTAAAACTTGCACATTTAAAGCATGTTCTTCATGATAATAAAAATGTCCTATTAATAAATATTGTTGTTTTTTTGCTCTTGCGTTCTTTTTATAGGTTAATAGATCTACTACGTTTGATTGGTTATTGCTTGCATTAAGTGATTCCATTTAAATATCCTTTGATCCCATGAATAAAATAAATCAAAATAAGCTTTTTGAGTTTTTAATATATTTTGTACTGATGGTTCCCAATATTGTTCTATTGCTCCATTTAATAATGTAGCATAAATTTCTGCATGTTTATCTTTATCATTAAGATAATTATACATCCATGCAAAATTAGCACTCGTTTCTGGTAAAGCTGCAAGATTTGGAACCACACATATTAACCCTGCACTCATCGCTTCTAATAGCGCAATACACGATGTTTCAGGATATATAGAAGGATAAGCAAATATATGAGCCTGTTGTAATGCGTGTCTAATTTGATCATTTGAAACTGATGGATTATAAAACACATTGTCCATACTATCAGCCTTATCATACAAATGCTTAAACGCCTTATCCTTGTCCTCTTGATCATACAATTTAAAACTAGAATATATATCTAGCTCTACATCGTCTCTATTTAACAATTCAAAGGCCTTTAACAACACTTCTAATCCTTTATGTGGAGCAGAAGTATAAATTAATCTCATTTTAAGACCTTTTTTTGGCTTATCGTGTACTGGTATAGGCTCTATTGCATTCTGAATTACAAGACTTTTTTCATAAGGCACACCTAAAATCATAGCATATTGTTGTTGCTGCCAATTACTTACACATACAACAGTTTTAAATAAATCGATTTTATATGGTTCTTGCCGTAAAAAAACAACGTCTGGATTATCTGCTGTTTCATGTACCCAATATATTCTAGGTTTATCTTCTAAATTTGATACTTTTGAATTAATAATTTGAACTTTATCAAGTAATTGACGGTCAGCACGTTCAACCATCCACTTATACATTAATTCAGGTCCACCATTAGCGTTTGTTGTTTGTATTGTATCATCTACAATATGTAATATAGGATCATTCATTAGACTCTTGTTTTTCTAAATATATTATAATAATAATTCTTTTAAAGGTTATATATGGATTTCGACGACACTAACTTAAATGATTTTGGTTTTAGCACAATTAGCGAAGAAGTATTTACAGCAAAAACTAAAGAACCTGAAACTCAAGTTGTAGAACAAGCTATTCAACAAGCTAAAAAAGGTCAAGTAAAAGATATTGAAACTAAGGTTGAAAAAATATGGGATCTTCTTGATTATCATTATCAAGATATCGATAAACACAAAGAACAACTTAATAAAGTTTATAAAACAAAGATGGAAGAAATAGAACAATTAATAGTACCTCTACTTAACAATTTAGCTAAATCTTCATCAAATGAATATATTTATTGGCCTAATAGACGAACTTTGTTAGAACAACAAATTGAAAAAATTACTTTAGTTACACGAGACATTAATATATTTACTGAGACTGCATAAAACCGTACTTACATATAAAATAAGAATCAACAATATCAGAACTTGGATTACCTTTTTCTTGAGCTAACTCAAAAGTTCCGGGTTCATTTTTCCACGCTTCTAACATTGCTTCTTTATTCGAATTTCCTTTCTGTGTGGCGAATTTTTTAATTGTTGTAGGAGCAATACACTCATATTTAAAATGTTGTTCTGTTAACAAGTGTTTTAAAATTCCTGTATTCTCAGCAATATTAAAAACTCGTCCTACAGACCCATACGAATAATCTTCTATATATACTTTTTCAACTCTTCCATTATGCCACATTAAGTTATTAATGGTCCACTGAGCCAAAAAAGCATATCGATCTACATCTTTACAATTTTTTGGAATAGAATGGCAATTTACATTGGCAATGTTGGACCACCTGGACCACCACTTATTAACCAATACAAAACAATTAAAAATACAATTAGTAGGATTAAATTGTCCATCTTTATAAACACAAATACTTGGAGATGTTATAGAATAATCGATACCTGCTATCAAAACCCTAATTTCTGTAACTCTATTATAGAATCAGCTGCTGAACTATGTAAAATTCCAGCTCCTCCACAGGTTATCCACTCTTCAATATTTTGCTCATTATCATCAATTAAAATATTTGGATTATAATGATCTCCTACAGCAAACATTTGTTTCTCTTCACGATATACAACATAGATATTCCAAACATCGATATTATAGTGTTTTTTCATCCATTTATATTTGTCTACTCGAGCAAATTTTACTTTATCTTTTTTTGGAATAGCTGTTAAGATTGATGGTGCATACATATCTGCATAATCCATTAATTGATCAGCATCAGGCATTCTTTCTAAGTCGTAAAACATTCTTTCAGGTAATTCGTCCCATCGATCATTCCAATTTTCTTTTGTATTATAACCTTTAGTAGTTGTAATGTACTTATCAAAATCACTAAGCACGCCATCCATATCAATAAATAATTTCATTGTAATTTTTTTCTATAAATCCTATCTAAAATATCCTCAATCCAAATTTTTCCTGTAAATGCTGGAGCATCTTCAATAGTTTTCCATGCTCCAGTTAACTCTACACTAGAAAGATTCTCTGTATGGTTTTCAAGAACCTCCATACAATTTTTAACATATTGGTTATAAGTCATAATTTTCCTTTTATAAATCGACTACCTCACACCCATCAGCTGCACAAGCACCAGTTTGTGCTCCAAGTGTAAAATCTTCTTTTTCATATTCACTCAATGCGCTCCAATCAACATTTTTTGGCATTGCATCTAATAATTGATCGTACACTTCTTTTGTACAATCTTGATACGGTGCTTGTCTATATGTATGATCACTAAATGGCAAAAATGAAATGCCACTAATATTATCAAAATTATCCCAGACCCAAGAACCAACCTCTAACCATTCATGCTCTTTAACTGAAACAGTAATAGATGGTTTATGTTCGCACCAATGATCTTGATATAGCGTCCAAAGATCCAGCTGTTCAATAGCTGTCATATCTGTTCGATGAACAGCTTTTTCAGGACTCTTGATCGGAAAACTAAACACAGTAGTATGCTGAGGTTTAGTTAGATCTGGTTCTTGTGGAAAACCTGCGTTCCTCATAAACTTACAAAGAGAATCTTTATTATCTGCCCTTACAGTACGTATATAATACTGACTATGACGAGCATGAATACCTGAAGCAGAATCAACTAATTGAGACACAGTACCAGAAGGTTTAACACAAGTAATAGCAGCAGATCTAGATATTCCTAATTTTTTAGACCATTCTTTATTAGTTTTAATTGCTAGTTCTCGTAACTCCTGCAATAATTTAGACGTTTTATCGATACCCATCTTACCATTAGTAAGCTCATTATCCATTATTCCTGTAAGAGAAACTCCAAGTAATCGCTCTTCATCGCAATTTCTTTTCCATTCTCTTGTGAGGTACTTAAATCCTGTAAGGGTTGATTGAAATGTGCCAAGGACAGTTGCATAATAAACTTTTGTTTTGAGAGATTCGCTAGTGTCCCCTCCTCTGATAACAACTTCAGACAAGTTGAAGAATTCGCGTGACCGAAGAATGATTTCGCTGCACGGATTGGTACCAAAATCCTCTCTGGGATCTCGTCGTTGTATAAATCCTCCCACTCCATCTGCTTCCCTTTCGTTTAATTTTGCTACTTGTTGTTTAGCTGATACACTATTATATATGCCTCGTTCACCTGATTTTGAATCATATAAAGAAAGCCACTCTCTTATAAAAGTTCCTATATCTGGTTTTTCTTTAAAATTAACTGAATTATTTGCCAATGCTCGTTGCCCATTAATATTACTCCACTCTCCATGTTTAGCATATCTCATTTCACGATCATTAAGATCGCTTAGACTAATAAGAGCAGAACGACGAACACCTCCAACAACAACCACTTCAGCTGTTTTACAAATAATATCATGGCATTCTACAGATTTAAGTTTTCTTCCAGCAGCACCTTTAAATATTTCTGTTACAAATCTGAATAATTCTTCAAGAGGTTCTGGTCCTGAAGCTCTTCCACCAAAAGTTTTTAATGGTGCACCAGCACCTCGTACTTTAAATGTGTCCCATTTTGGTATCAATCCTTGATATAATAAAGTAATTAACTCTTTATAAGATTTTGCCCAACCAATTTTACTATCAGCTACTACAATTGTTGTATCCGTATCGTAGAATTCTTCAGCAATTACTGGTAATTGTTTTACATAATCTTCTTCTACAGAAAACCCCACTCCTGTACCATTCATCAATATATACATTATTTCGTCGAACGTACGTGGAGCATCACATTTTAAATAAGAGCAATTATAACCTGCTACATTTTCTTTTTTAAGTGCCTCTCCAGCAGTCATTAAACAACGCATCGATGGCATTACATCTAAATTGAGAACTGCTTCTTCCAATTCCTTTCTCTCACTTTTACTTAGCTTATAATCATACTTGTCTTCTAATTCTTCTTGAAAAAAATTAAAATATCTAGCTACTGTTTCTTCCCACTGTTCTCGTCGTTCATCATCATGTCTCCATCTAGCATATCTAGAAAGATGTATAAATTGTTGATATTCTGTAGGTAATTGCATCGCTCTCCTAAACAATTAAATAATTATTTCCGCCATCAAATGGCATATATTCTATTTTTTCTTTTGCATAATCTTTGTCTTTAAATTTTTCAACAAAATAATCATCATTATCAACACCAAATATCTTATTTTGATAACTTATAAGCCAATGTCGAGCTTTCCATAAATGATCTAATAATTCATCTCGTAACTCTAATGGTATTTCTGAAAACGACCAAGTACCAACAACAAAATCTACATTATGTGGTAAATCCTCAATATCTGTAATATAGTTTACATAAGAATATCCAGATCTGTCTAAATAATATTTCTGTAATTTGTGCATTTCAGGAAAATCAAATATATAATACTTACCTTCAAATCCTAACTTATGAATAATCGCACACATATCACCATAACCACCACCCACTTCAACTATAGTATCATAGGACATTAATTCGTTAATACTATTATAAAGATCATAATTTAATAAATGATCCATATTATAACATCGATGAGCTGAGTATGAAGCATCATCAAATACTTTATAATAATTTAAACTATCTTTGTCAAGCCCTATCCATTCTTCAGTTAAAGCCTTTTTGACATTATCATCATCTTTTGCAACCGTAATAGCAGAAGTTATTGGTACATGCATTCTAGTATTATTAGCTAGTGGCACAATAGCTACAGATGCCCAACGTCTAAATTAGTTTAATGGTAAGGTTTGACAGTCGTGATCTATAGTTTTACGTAATATAGACCAAAAATCTGTATCATTACGTTGCTTTGCTTGCACTAATGCTTGAGACATTTCACTTTGTTCATCATTATCACACCAAATATAATTCATATTTTTTTCCATTGATTAAGTTTTAAACGAGCCTGTAACCCTACAAACGTATTTTTATTTATTATTACCATAAGATCATCTAAAGAAATACCTCCCACAATCATATCATTAATATCCTTAAATTCTATATTATCCGGCCAAATAACTATATTGAAACCTTTCAATATCACCTTTAACATTTTATTTAATATTTCTTTATTACGTTGCTCATTATCATAAATAAAAATTAGTTTTGTACCAATAAACTGGTTTATATCATCTAAATCACTACCAGCCATTGCCATAGAATTTGGAAGAAACATGCTATCAAAAGGACCTTCAGTAATATATGCAGGTTGTGCTTTATCCCACCTCTCTAAACCGTATATCTTTAAAGCTGTCTTATCAATTTTAATAGTAAAATATCTTAACGTATTATTTTCTATAGATCGTCCTTGAGCTGCTATTAAATTTTTATCTTTATCGAAAAAAGGAATAATAATACGAGGATCATCAATCTTTAACCGTGAAGCTAATTCTACATCATATTTTGTAACCCAACTTTTAAAACAGTCAGTAAAATATAAATCGTGATATCTTATTTTTGGAATCTGACGAGCTCGAACATACCTAAGTGCAGGATGATCTTCTTCTAAATTTAATAAATTTTCAAGATCAACTTTTTTAAATTTAGGTTTAACAAATAATGGAACTTTTGCTTGTTCTGTATGACGCTTTGTATATTTACTAGTATAATTTTCGAAATTATACTGTTTAGCTAAAATAGGATCTAGCTTTTCCAATAATGTTTTTAAATTACCAGAAGCGTTACAGTTGTGGCACTTGAATAAAAGCATATCTTCTTTCACATATGCATACCCACGAGCTTTATACTTGTTCTTCTTAGAATCACCACAAATCGGACATCTAAAATTATATAATTGTCTTGATTTTCTTGTAAATTTAATTAATCGTGATGAGAGTATATTGAAATACTTATGATCTACATATAAGGACATAAAAAGACACTAAGATTATTAGGTTATACTATACATTATACAGCAATTTTAATAAAAAATCAAGATAAAAACATAGTACATGTTTCACTGGATCATATATTTAGCCACAACTAATTATGGCTTAAACAAACGTACTATTTTAAGCATCTCAACACCGGCATTTAAAGCATCTTCCACATACAATTCTATCTCTTCCTCTGTATCTAAAATTTCCTCTATCTGAAATTCACTTTTTACGTATTCAATTAATTCCACAAATTCCTCACCATC